ATAAGCAAACAAATACATCTGACCTATCATAGGCACACTTACCATGGCACTACGATCTTCACCCATTAATGCATTAGGGCTAACACCAACCTTACTGGCCTGAGCGCGAAACCACGTTCTAGATTGTTGGGTTTTGTTAGGTATCATACCTTGTCTCTCACCTTGGGTGAGAATGCTATCAAAGGTATATGCCACCATTATTTTCGACCTAAATCCTTTTCGGTTATAATAACAAATTCCCAGTTACGATCAGCGCAATATTCCCGGGCTGCTTTCCATTTCGCAGTATTTATCCCATATCTGGCAACCTCAGTCAAATATTTTCTTGTGGGTTTGCGCGAAGTATCATGGGGTGTCGGTTGTTGTGTCTGCATAAATGGTTTTACTTCAATCATCTTGATTGCTATTTTTCCAGTTCTATCTTTCATTTTTATGATAAAATCTGGAAAATACCTATGCCACTTACCATCAATTGGTGATTTGTAAGGAACTATGATTTCTTCCGAGGCCCATTCTATAACCGAATCATTTTGATCAAATTCGATCATGATCCTTCGCTCCCATAATGAGCGATAAATTATATTCGTCGGATCCCCCTTATATTTTGAGGGATTGATGGGTTGATATTTGCCTTTGTATGCCATACTTCTATCTAGGCGCAATAAATATTATACTAATTAGCGAGGCATAAAACAAATGGCTTTTGAAGGTGCAAATTATGCGGAAGCGGCCGCGGCTGGTGCAGTTGGAAGACCAATTGCTCCTGCGGGCCCAGTACCACTACCGCCACAATCTTTATATTTCCCAAATGATTATCGAAATATTGACCACTATGTCACCTTTAGAGCTTTAAAATTTGAAAGAGTTACTAGAACATCAACATTGTCATCAGATGCGCCTCTTATAAGCAATAGAAATCAAAATGCATCAAGACTTTTAGCATCAATAACTTTACCTATGCCGGCATCTCTCACTACTGGTTATAAAGTTGATTATGATGATGCAAAGATTTCTTCTATAGGTGAATTGGCTGCTACTATGGCATCAATGGCTAGAGGTGGAAATACTGAAGCAGCAGCACAAGCGATAGGACAAGGTATTAATCAAATATATCAATCTGGTACAAATTCAACTGGAATCCCATCAGGCGCCCGAAATATAGGGAATGAAATCTTACGTCAGTTGCAACAAGCTACACAAACACTTCCACCAGGAATTGGCGCCGCTGGTGTGGCGAGTGTTGCTGCAGGTTCTTTAGGAAATATTAATGCAGGAACCACAGCAGCCCTTGCTAATTTGGTTGGTGTAGCACGAAATGCACATAAGGTAGTATTATTTGAAGGTGTTGATTTTCGCACACATACATTTAGTTATAGATTATCACCTAGAAATTCAAGAGAGGCCAGGTCTATAGAAGCTATAATAAAAGCATTCAAATATTATATGTCACCAAGATATGGTTTGGGTGAAACTCCTGGTGCTGCTAGAGGATTATTAACAGGACTAGGTTTTCAAGAAACTGGAGAGGCCGCTGGTAATATATCTACCGAAGCTGGTAGAACATCTCGGGCATTTTTTGAATATCCAGATGTATTTACAATAGAGTTTCAAGGTAGTGCAAAGCAATCATTATTTACTATAGGTGAATCTGTATTGAAGTCATTTACAATTAATTATCATCCAATGAATTATCCTGCTTATGTAAGATCATTAAATTCACCAAATGTTTCTTCTCCTGCTGAAATAGATATAAATTTAATCTTTCAAGAGACAGATATCGTCACAAAAGAGCAGATCAGACAGAACGGTAGGTAATCCATGCCACATTATTTTTCTAATTTTCGTTCATTTGATTATAATCTACCACCTCTTGGTATGACTAATAGGGTTACTGACATCACAAAAAGATTTGTGATTAGAGATTTCTATAAGAAAAATTTATTCTCATTTTTTAGGTATGACGTATCTGATAGTCAAAGACCAGATAACGTTGCATATGAATTATATGGAGATTCAACATTAGATTGGTTAATTCTATTACCAAATGAAATACTTGATCCGTATTTTCAATGGCCATTGGGACAAAATCAATTAAATGAATTTATTCGTAAGAAATATGGTAGTATATCATCTGCTTTAGCAGAAATACATCATTATGAGCAGATAATTCAAACAAGAACAGAAATAATAAATTCTGATGGTGAAAAGATAGTGGTTCCAGAACGTACCTTACAGGTTGATCAAACCACTTATACATCTCTTCCTATTAATTCTAAAAGACAGGTAACTGCTTATGATTATGAATTAGCTAAAAATGAAAGAAATAGAACAATATCAATTATTGATGCGACCTATGTACCTAGCATAGTTGAACGATTTAGGAATCTATACGCATGACATCGCCTCAACAGGCATCTGGTTCGGGTCTTATACATGCATTAACTATAAAATCCGCCACGCAGCCTCAAACTCAAATTGATTTTAGACAGATCATGTCTGAAATCAGTTATTATGAATCTATTGATTCGCCTTCATTTACATTAACAACCACATTATTAGATGGTGCTAATCTTAGAACATCATTACCTATAACTGGTGGCGAAGTTATATCTTTTTCATTTTCTGATACAGAATTAAATTCAGATAGAATATCTGGAACTGCTTTGGTATACAAATTAGCAGATAAAGTACGCATAAAAGAAAATTTAGATTCTTATTCTTTATTTTCATATCCTAAAGAACTTATGCTTGATCAATATCAGATAGTAAGTACTGCATTTGAATCTCGTAAAATTGATGATATGGTAAAATCGATAGTTGAAAATTATATAACTCCTGTGACTGGTAAAACTTTAGTAACAATAGAGCCTACATTTGGTCAATTTACAACAACATTTCCTAGAATTAGCCCATTTACAGCTCTAAGTTATTTGGCCAAAGAAGCGCAATCTTCCGATACAAAAAGTTCATCAAAATATTTTTTCTTTGATACTAATGAAGGTTATGTTTTTGCATCTTTGCAATATTTAATGCGTCAACCAGTCAAGAGAAGATTTACGTTTATTGAAGAACGTATTGCTGGTGACCGCCAATTTGATAGAAATCGCATAGTTGCTATGGAAGAATCTGTTGCATTTGATTTAGCTCAAGGTATTGCTTCCGGTCAATTAGGAACACAAGTTTTATCATTAGATCCTGTGGCAAAAAGATTTAGGTCTACTCAATACCTATACAATAGAGATTATTCATCTATCGATCATATCTCTCAGCAAAGAAGATTGTCATCGCGAGTATCAAATCAATTTGGTACTAGATTTTCAAGGGAATCTTTCATAGTTACAAATGCACATCAATCTAACTTACCTTATGTCGTTGATAATGAACCTACCGCTCAACAATCTTTTAGACGTAGACAAGATTTCTTAGGTGTTGAGACAGCTTCAACTGCTGACATATTATCAAATATTACTATTATAACGGTGCATGGTGATTCTTCTTTACATGCTGGTGATACAATTGAAATAATGATTCCAGTATCTGGCGAAACGACTATATCTGATCGTGCTATGGATGGATTAGCTGGTGGTAAATATTTAATCACAGCCTTAGCTCATCGTTTGATGACAGGTGGTATGACATATGTGACGGTGCTTGAATGCGTCAAAGATGCATACTCGCAACCTATAGAAAGGATAGATTGATATGCCAATTCGTTCTCCTGAATGGATGGGAACTAGCGGTTTCATATGGTTTGTTGGGATCGTTGAGGATAGATTCGATCCTCTTGGTATAGGTCGAGTTCGTGTAAGATGTTTTGGTTGGCATACTGAAAATAAAGAGACCCTACCTACATCATCTCTGCCATGGGCTCAGGTTTTGATGTCGGTAAATTCAGCATCTATTAGTGGTGTCGGTTCATCACCAACAGGTTTAGCTGAGGGTAGTTGGGTTGTAGGTTTTTTTATGGATGGAAATCGCGCTCAAACTCCAATGATATTAGGTTCATTTCATGGAGTTGCAGGTGATGCTGCAAGTTCATCGGATGGGTTTAATGATCCTTATGGTGTATATCCTCTCACTAAAGGTATACCTGATACATCTATGCTATCAATAGGTAATGATGCATATTTGGATCATCCTAATACTAAAGATCGTATATCCACCAGAGTTACAGATGTGCCTGAGGCCGCAATACGTAAAGCATCATCTGTAGCCTTTGATGATACAGATGATACTACATATGAAACCCCAACTTGGAATCAACCTGAATTACAGGGTCTTACTACTCCACCATCATATCCTTTTAATCATGTTCGTACCACTGAATCTGGTCATATATTTGAAGTAGATGATACCGTTAATGCTAGACGTATACATGAATATCATGCATCTGGAACTAATAGAGAAATTATAGATGATGGAACCAGAATTACTCGAATAGTTGGTGATGATTATGAAATTATTGTTAAAGATAAAAAAGTAATTGTATTTGGATCATGTAGCGTAACTATTGCTGGTGATGCTAGATTAAGAGTTGACGGTGATTTGATCCATGAAATTTTAGGTAATTATCATTTGAATGTCAAAGGAGATATGATTTCTAAAATAGAAGGAAATCGTAGCACAGAAGTTTTAGGTTCAGAGATAACACAGATCAATACAAATGATTCAAAAACTGTTGGTGGTACAAGAAATAGAGTAGTTGGATCATCAACCATAGAAACTTATGGTGATGTCATACAAAAAACCATTGGTGGAAGTGTTACAGAGATGATCAAAGGTGATAAGCTTATTGCAACTTCAGGTAAGACAACACATTTGGCGGGAACATCTATGGAAGTTGGTGCTGGTACAGATATGACACTAGCAGGAAAATCAACAGTGACAGTCAATTCTATAGGTCCAACCACAGTCAAAGGTTCAAGAGTGGATTTAAACCCATGATAAAAATATTAGGTATCATATCATGAGCGGGACTAGAACTGCTATAGTTGTCGCAGCGACTGCTGCTGTAGCCACCCTTGCTTTACGAGAATTGAGGTCAGCAAATACTTCACCTGGAGCTACACCAAATTGTGCTGCTGGGCCCTTAGCTGAGGTGTCTCGACAATTATCTCAGGTTTCATCCGCATTTAACAATGCTGTACAATCATTGGCCTCATTACCTAGCCAAATTGAAAGTCAAGTTAATGCGGCAATCAATAGTGCTCTTAGTACTGCAATTGGTCCAGTGCGAACTCAAGCAAATGCGATTGCTAATGAATTAAATCAACTTTTACAGGTTTTAAATGATCCTGCTAGATTTCTAGCACAGTGGATTAATATGCAAACATTATTTCCAAATTTGGATCTCCGTTCATTAGTTAATCGTCTATTATCAGGTCTTGGTGTATGCGCCGCTTCTAATTCGCCACCACCATCCACTAATTCTGCTGTTGCCGGACCTACACCAGCCCAGCAAGCACAACCTCCACAACCTAATTCTTCACCAAATACATCAGGCATTGCTCAAGGGTCAGTACTTCCTATTCCTGTAACAGTGCAACCACTATCTGGCCCACAACCTTCTTCTACACAGAATACATTAGGCGCACTTAGATTTCAAGAATCGGCAAGATTAGAAGTTCAAAGATATAGACTTCAATTAGAACGGTCTTTTACATCTGATCCAAATGAAAGACAAAGATTGCAGTCCGAAATAGATGACATTCGAGATCGTTTATCATCATTAAGAGCTCCAAGTAACTAATAAATATGCCATAAACGGAGAGGTCGCATGGCAGGTGCAGTTAAGACTCCTGTGTTTAAGGATTTTGACCTAAACATGAAGGTCCATCCTGTCACAGGTAAATTGATAATTAGAAAAAATTCAGAATCTATCAAACAAGCCATAAAAAATCTTGTATTGACAGATAAGGGTGAAAGACCGTTTCGTCCTCTATTTGGTTCTGATATTCGCGCAAGATTATTCGATCTTTATGATCCTGCAACGGAGTCTAATGTTAGCTATGATATAACTTCAGCTGTAGAAAATTATGAGGAAAGAGCACTTCTTTTAGGTGTTGGTGTTGCTGGAGATCCTGATATTAATAGCTTGAGAGTCAATATAACTTTTCGCACCATAAGTTCTGAAGTACCTAATACTCTTACCCTATCGCTGGAGGCCATACGCTAATGGCTACAAATAATGCATTAACCGTTACAGGTCTTGATTTTGATACTATAAGACTAAACCTGCGTAATTTTTTAGCAGGTAAGCCTGATTTTGCAGATTTTGATTTTGAAGATTCTGCTATTGGTACATTGCTTGATCTTCTAGCATATAACACATATTATATGTCATTCTATGCTAATATGGCTGCTAATGAAGGTTTTCTTGATACAGCTCAAATATATGAGAATGTGGCCTCTCGTGCTAAGATGCTTGGATATACACCAACCTCAGCTAAGGGCCCGACAGCTAATGTATTAGTAACTTTTTCTATACCTGCTAATTCAACATTCAGAACTATAAACATTTCAAAAGATACTCAATTTAGATCGACTGTTAATGGGGTTTCTTATACTTTTGTGACTCCGCAATCTTATGCGATATATGCTAATTCAACAAATCGTTTTCGTGGTTACATAGATATCACAGAAGGTGTGCCTCTTACGCATCGCTTTTTGTTTTCGGCCGCAAATACTTCATTCGTGTTACCTAATGCAAATACCGATACATCTAGTATAACTGTAGCTGTTACTACAGCAGGTAATACGCAAACTTATACACTTGCTAATGATCTAAAATCAGTTAATGCAGTATCCAAAGTATTTTTTATAGAGCCAGATCGTAACAAGCTTTATAAGGTTAGCTTTGGTGATGGTATAATGGGTGTTAAGCCGTCATATAATAGCACAGTTTCCGTATCTTATCGAGTATGTAATGGTACTCGTGCTGACGGTGCGAATAGTTTTACCGCAGTTGGTACTGTTGGGGGTCAGAGCAGCTTTATACTTAATACAGTAAGTCGCGCTACTGGCGGCGCTGAAATAGAATCTATTGATTCGATTCGATTTAATGCCCCACGTTTATATGAGACTCAAAACCGTGCAGTTACCAAAGAAGATTATCGTCGCATAATTTTGCGTGACAATCCTGATCTTGGCGCAGTCAATGTATGGGGTGGTGAAGAAAATGATCCACCAATTTATGGTAAGGTATATGCCGCAGTCAAACCAAAAATTGGTACTTTAATTTCTACAAATCGTAAAGAACAGATTAAAGCTAGTATCAAAGAATATAATGTTCAATCAATCGATCTTGAATTGGTTGATCCAACATACCTATATGTTGTTCCATTTGTCACTGTAAGGTATGATCCGACAAAAACTACTATATCTGCTTCAGAAATTGCGACAGCTATCGGAAATAAAATTATAAGCTATGAATCAACAAATCTTAATAGATTTGATGGGAGATTTAGATTTTCTAGATTCTTAGACCTTGTTGATTCGGCCGAAGCATCGTTAGTGTCAAGCACAGGTAAAATTCAAGTTCAAAAGAAATTTAAACCATCAACTACATTACAGAACACATATACTATCACTTTTAATAGAGCATTATTTCATCCAAGTATAGGCTATGTTTCAGCTGTATCATCAACTTCATTTATTTTAGACGGTCAGACATGTTTCTTTGATGATGATGGTTATGGTAATCTTAGAGTATACTATATGTCGCAAGGCACAAAGACATTTGTTAGAGAATCAATTGGCACAGTAGATTATACTAATGGTATTATTAAGATCAATTCTTTCTTACCTACTGCAGTAGGTAATAATGGTGAAATTGATCTTCGTGTTGAAATTGAAGAATATAATGTGTCACCCGTACGCAATCAGATACTTCTAATTGCAGGATCTAAGATAACTTTGATTAATGACAATACTGGTTCAATCGATGCAAAGCTTGAAACAGTGACTACACTAGGTAATTCGATCACATTAGGTGCGACATCAGTCGCACAGCTGACAGCTTACTAATATGAGCATATCTGGCGCCGAAGAAACATTTAAGAAAATTTCACCTCTCATAGAGTCGCAGTTTCCTGCATTTATGAGAGAAGATGGCCCTAGATTTGTTTCTTTTCTGAAAGCTTATTATGAATTTTTAGAGCAATCTGGTAATCCAGGTGATGCTACTAGAAGCTTGATTGATTATCAGGACGTAGATCGTACTCTAGATTCTTTCATTGAATATTTTCAAAAAGAATTTTTAATAAACATACCACAAAATATATTGGCTGATAAAAGACTTCTTGTGAAGCATATCAGAGATTTCTATCGTACGAAAGGCTCTGAATTTTCTTATAAATTTTTGTTTCAAGCTTTATTTAATAAAGATATTGAGATTATTTACCCGGGTGATTATATTCTTAGGGCTTCAGACGGACGCTGGATTAAAGAAACGATTATTCGTGTTGGTGCACCATTTACTTCTATACCAACATCATTTGATGGACAAATTATAACTGGTCAAAGATCAGGTGCGACCGCTCGTGTTCAAAAGGTATCACAGGTTACCGTATTAGGTCAAGACCTATATGAACTTTTGGTAGAAAATGTTTCAGGTATATTTGCGGATGGTGAAACTATCTCAGATCCTCGTGGTGATACAGCTGTTATAACAGCTCAATTTGGAAGCATGATTGGGGTAATACAGATTGATAATCCTGGCGCCTTTCATATTTTGGGTGATAACCTAGTCATAACTTCTGCTGGTGCATCAGCAATAGCTAAAGTTGCATCAACTAATGATGTTGGACCAATCTCATTTAAAATTACCAGAGGGGGTAGCGGTTATCGTGTAGGTGATTCTGTTATTAGTATCACGGGTGGTGATGGAGCTGGGGCCTCAGCTACAGTAGCATCATTATCTAATACTTCTTTTGTAAGTCTGAATATAGATCAAATAAATTCTGTAAAAAATGTTGTATTGAATACAGGATCTACATTTGTATCTTTGGGTACTAATTCCACATCAGTTTCAGCATCTCTGTCGATTGCCAATATATCTTCAACATTAACAACTTCATTGAATTTTGCAAATGCTATTTCTGGATCAATAAATGCAATATCAGTTACTAGCGTAGGAATAAATTATAAAGCAGAATTACCAACTGTTACGGTAAGAGATCAAGTAGTATATGAACAAGCTTTACCAGGACAAAATGGAAGATTGAAAGGTGATGATGCCACTATTGTAGCTATACGTGCTCCTGGCGCAATAGCGAGTATTGATATTATATCTTCAGATTCATCATTTGACACATTTACACCAGCTACAGTTACAAATTCTCGTGGTATTGCGATTGAAGCTGATTCTTATATCGATGATGTTGGTATAACCCGATATACTTTGCGTAATGAAACCTATAGCGCCACAATCAAACCTGACGTATCAGCTATTATTAGCTTACCTGGTAGGTACATAGATACCAAAGGTTTCTTGAGTTGGAATATGCGACTTCAGGATAATGATTTTTATCAAGAATATTCTTATTTGATAAGAGTAACAGAGATTGTTGACAAATATAGAGATGTCGTAAAAAGAGTATTACATCCTGCTGGTTCAAAGATGTTTGGTGCTTATGTATTTACAGCTTCTAATATGAATCATATCGATCACTCAATAACTGGTATAGAATCTACTAAAAAACCTGTCACTCTTGATGTAAGCAAAGCTGCCGTTAATACTTCTGTGAATTTTTCTGTGGCCGCGCAGGAAAGTCAACCAGTAGGTTTGACATTTAGCCCATCAGGTAGAAAAATGTATATGATTGGACAAAATAATGATAGAATATATCAATATAATTTGACAACCGCATTTAATACATCAACAGCTTCATATTCATCAAAAAGCATTTCA